TATAACAACAACAAGAAAAAAATCACTGAAACTATTGAGAAGGTTGAATCAACAATCGCCCCAGCAGTTAAAGAAGTTAAAGAAGTAGTCGCTAAGGCAGAAGCAGAAATCGCTAAAGCTAAAAAACCAGCCGCTAAAAAAACAACTAAGAAGTAATTATGGAAAAAATCAGTTTAAAATTATTCGAATTCTATAATTTAGAATCAGAATTAAACGGAGTTACGAATCAACAAACCGGCGAGAAAATTTCTGCAGGTTTATTAGCTGAAAAATTAAAGTTAACAACTAAATATTGGTTAACTGAATTGGCTAAGAAAGTTGCTGCTGAAAAAGCTACAGTTGAAACTCTTAAAGAAGAGTTAATCAAGAAGCACGGCGAAACAGATGAAACTGGAAACATTAGTATCCCAATGTACATTGACATCGTTAAAGATGAAGATGGTAAAATCGTTGATGGTAAAAACAATCCAAAGTTCATTGAATTTCAAACAGAATTCAACGCATTGCTACAAGAAGAAAAAGAATTAGAGTACAAACCAGTAAATCTTAGTGAATTAGAAAGCATTGAGTCAGATGGTAACTACCCTACATTCTTTAAATTGGTTGTAGCTGATGAACAAGCTTAGTGAAATATTTCAGGCGTGGGTAGCTGCGGCTAATCCCACACCTGAACAAAAGCTATTAGCTGAAATGCGTACCGCTGTTTGCGATGCGTGCGAACATAGATCTTATAACAAGACATTTGATGTAGATACTTGTGGTTTATGTGGATGTCCACTCAAGAAAAAAGTATTTAGTCCTGCGGGACCTAACGCCTGCCCAGGCAAAAAATGGGAAAAATAAAGTATATGTCACAATTAACTCCTGAAGAATTACAATCTGTAAAAGATTTACAATCAAAGTATAATCAAACTGTATTTGAAATTGGCGTTGCTGAAACGCAAATTTTAACATTTGAGAAACAAATCGCAAAGCTACGTGACGATAAAGCGGGTTTGGTTAAAGATCTTGAAACAATCGAGCAAAAAGAAGCAGCATTAGTCGCTACTCTACAAACAGTATATGGCAACGGCGCGATAAATCCTGAAACCGGAGAAATCACAACTACTCAATAATAGTTCGCGTTTTGTCATTGGTTTTAGATATTTATTATTAGGTCAATCCTATTAAATTTCAAAAACAATAATACAAAATGGCAGAAAAAATTATAAGCCCTGGCGTTTTCCAGAACGAAAGTGATCAGAGTTTAGTACAAAGAGGCATTCAAGGTACCGCAACAGCAATTGTAGGTCCTACAGTAAAAGGTGCTCCTTTTGTACCTACTTATGTAACTTCTTATACTGAGTTTGCATCAATCTATGGTGAAACTTTCAAAAGTGGTAGCTACTATTATGAGTATTTAACCTCAATGGCTGCTAGAGAATATTTCCAAAACGGTGGTAATACCTTATTAGTAACTCGTGTTATTAATGGTAGTGGCTCTGTTAACACTTATGCTAGTGCTAGTGTAACTTCTACAAATACAAGTGCATCATTTGGTTTAGAAACTTTAGCTTGGGGTGATACAATGAATAATGTATCTACTTTATCTAGTGGTTCATTACCAAGTGGCTCATCTGTAAACGTTCGTTGGGAAATTACAAATGTAAACACTGGTAGTGGTACATTTGGTTTAGCAGTTCGTCAAGGTAATGATAACGATGCTCAAAAGAATTATATCGAAACTTGGCCTAACTTATCATTAGATCCAAACTTACCTAACTACATTTCTCGTGTAATTGGTGATGCAAAATATGCTTGGACTTACAATGCTACAGACGGTACTTCATACATTCAACAAACTGGTTCTTATAATAATGTTTCTAAGTATATTAGAATAGCATCAGTAGCAACTCCTCAAGTTGATTCAATTGATAATAATGGTACTTATAAAGCTTCTTATGTATCAGGTTTACCATCATTAGGTAGTGGTTCAATAGGTGGTGCTTTTAGTGGTGGTGCAGCTGCAACATCATTAGCTCAATCAATGAATGAATATATTTCAGCAACAAATATCCAAGGATTTACTCCAGCAGATTATCTTACTGCATTTAATTTGTTAGCAAATAAAGATGAATATCAATTTAATGTATTATTAGCCCCAGGTGTTACTTTAGCTAGTAGCGCTGCTTCAACAATGATTTCAGTTGTAGAAGGAAGAGGTGATGCAATTGCAATTATAGATAATGGTGTATATGGTACTGCTGTAACAACAGCCGCTATAAACGCTGCTGGTCAATCTAGCAACTATTCTGCAACATATTATCCTTGGGTTCAATTATACAGTTCTAACTTAGGTAAAGTTGTATGGGCTCCTCCATCAACCATAATGGGTGGTGTATTAGCATTCAACGATCAAGTAGGTGCTGAATGGTTTGCTCCAGCTGGTTTAAACAGAGGTGGTGTTCCAAATGTATTAAAAGCTGAAAGAAGATTATCTCAATCAGATCGTGATACATTATATGCTGCAAATGTTAATCCATTAGCTACATTCCCTGGAGAAGGTGTTGTAGTATTTGGTCAAAAGACATTACAACGTAGAGCTACATCATTAGATAGAGTAAACGTTCGTCGCTTATTAATAGCATTGAAATATTATATTGGTTCAGTATCTCGTAACTTAGTATTCGAACAAAATACAAATGTAACTCGTAATAGATTCCTAGCTCAAGTTAATCCTTATATGGAATCAGTAGTTCAAAGACAAGGTTTATATGCTTACAAAGTAGTAATGGATGATTCAAACAATACTCCAGATGTAATCGATAGAAACCAATTAGTAGGTCAAATATATGTTCAACCAACTAAAACTGCTGAATTCATTATCTTGAACTTTAACATTTTACCAACAGGCGCTACATTCCCTGCATAGGGGAATATGGTTCCAATATTTATTAATAGCAATTAAACACAACATAAAATGGCAGTATTAGAAGCAAATGAAATAATGTTTACCGCTTTTGAACCAAAAGTTCAGAATCGTTTCATTATGTATATAGATGGTATCCCAGCATACTTAATCAAGAGTGCAACAGCACCTGGATTCGAAGCTGGTGAAATCATATTAGATCATATCAACGTTTATCGTAAAGTAAAAGGTAAAGTACGTTGGAATGATATGACTTTAAACTTATATGATCCCGTAACACCATCTGGTGCTCAATCTGTAATGGAATGGGCTCGTTTGGCTCACGAATCAGTAACTGGCCGTGATGGTTATTCTGATTTCTATAAGAAAGATTTAACTTTAGACATCTTAGGCCCAGTAGGTGATGTAGTAGGTGAGTGGATAGTTAAAGGTGCTTATGTAAAAACAGCTACATTCGGTGAATACGATTGGGCTAATGAAGCAGCAATTAACTTGACATGTACAGTAGCTATGGATTACTGCGTATTAAATTTCTAAGATATACAATAATTATATTATAAAGAGCGTTTACCTATTTGGTAAACGCCCTTTTTTTGCATATATTTATATATACAACAAATAAAAACGTTATATGGCCGAATTTAAATTACCTACAGAAACCATTCAATTACCTTCAAAAGGTTTACTGTATCCTAAAGAATCACCACTTGCTAAAGGTGAAATCGAAATGAAATATATGACAGCAAAGGAAGAAGATATTCTTACTAATGCTAATTACTTAAAAAATGGTACAGCGATTGATAAATTATTGCAATCATTAATTGTAACTTCTATTAATTATGATGAGCTATTAATTGGTGATAAAAACGCAATATTAATCGCTGCTCGTATTTTAGGTTATGGTAAAAATTATGAATTTAATTATATTGATAATGAGGGCAATACTAAGCAAGGTAAAGTTGATTTAACTACATTAAAAGAAAAACCGTTAAATGATTCAATTAAAGCGGGATCAAATGAATTTCCATTTTCTCTACCATCTTCGGGTAATGCAGTAACATTTAAATTATTAAATGGCTCTGATGAGAAAAAAATTGATGCTGAAGTTAAAGGTTTACAAAAAATAAACCCAAATAGCTCATCAGACATTACCACACGTTTAAAATACATGATAACATCAGTTAATGGTCAACGTGAACAAAAAGATATTCGTGATTTTGTTGATAATTATTTATTAGCAACAGATTCAAGAGCATTACGCCAACATTACATGCAAATCTCACCCGATATTGAATTAAAGTTTTTTCCGGAGGATGAAGATTATACAGGGGAGGGTATAAACATCCCAGTATCTATTAACTTTTTTTGGCCTGACTCTGGAGTATAGATTACATTTCTTTAGACAAATACATGAAATAGTATTTAATGGGCAGGGTGGGTACAGTTGGGAAACTGTATACAATATGCCTGTTTGGTTACGTAAGTTTACTTTTGAAACATTAAAGGAACATTACGATAAGATGAACGAAGAAAATAAAAAGCTTGAAAATCAATATAATAAAAAAGATAATAATCTTCCACGCCCAAACATAACTCCCAAACAACCAACATACACTGCAAAGGCGCCTAAAAAATAGGCGCTTTTTATATTTATACGGCGCAATATACTAAATTATGGCTGAATTAGACGATATTAAAAAACAAATAAGCGATTTAAATAAACGCATTGGTGAATTAGGTGGATCTTTTAAAACTAACATTGATTCTTATATTAGTAGTTTTGGAAACGACATAACGGCTGCTAATAAAGCATTATCCGAAATGCAAAAAATATTTAGTAATCTTGATACAGATGTTAACTATTTTTACAGAACAATACAAAATGTTGGTAAAGAATTAAAAGGTCAAAGTAATTATAATAAAGATATTGCTAAATCTTATTCTGCTATAGCATCTATAACTAATAAATTAAAGTATGATCAAGATGGTATTCAAACTTTATCTAAAAAAGAGTTACAAAATTTACAGAAAAAAGTTCAAATACAACAAACTGATTTAACAGATTTTTTAACTAGAAATAGACAAGCTGAAAAAGAATCAGAGTCTAGAATAGAAAATTATAATAAAAAGCTTAATGAAGCTTATATTCTTAATAAAAAAAGAGAAATAACTGATAAAAACTTAAAAGATATTCAAAAGAATGTTGGAGAACTATTAAAAGGAGAAAAAGTTACTTTAGAAAATATAAAAAATGTTAATAAAGAAGTAGATGGATTATTAAATGACCAAGAATTTGGTATAAGAAAACTAAATTCAATAATTAAAGAGAGACTAGAAGAAGAAATTAAAATCCAAAAAACATTAGGTATATCAGGAAAAATAATTGATAGTATTGTTAGTGCTCTTGGTAAGTTAAGTATTGATAGTAGTTTCTTTGAAGGGGTAAAGGAAGATATGAGAGAAGCTGCTAAAACAGGAAATTCATGGAAGGTATTAATGACGGGAATAAAAGGATTAGCTTCAGGAATAGGAGAGGCATTAAAAGATCCTGTTAGTCAATTATATATATTATATAACATAGCTAAATTTTTCGTTAAGGCTGCCTTAACAGCAAATTCTCAAATAGTAGAATTAGGAAAATCGTTAGGTTATGCTGCTGATGGATATAGAAGCCAGTTAGTTCGTATTGAAAGAAGTTCAAATAGTATATTTGTTACTACTAAAAACTTAACTGAAGCTTATGGTGAACTTATTAAAACAATAGGATTTGCATATGAATTTAGTGCCGACCAGCTTGAAACTCAAATTAAATTAACTAAACAAGTTGGTTTACAAGCAAATGAAGCTGCTCAGATACAAAGATATAGTGTACTTACAGGACAAAGTTCAGAATCAACTTATAAATCATTTGTTAAAGGATTAGTAGCCGCTAGAAACCAACTTAGAGTTGGAATTGATTTTAGAGCAGCCCTAGCTGAAGCCGCTAATCTATCAGGTCAATTAGCTGCTAACTTAGGATTCAATCCAGAACGTATTGCTCAAGCTGTTGTAACAGCAAAAGCATTAGGATTAACTTTTGATCAATTAAAATCTGCTACATCTTCTCTTCTTAACTTTGGCTCATCAATTGAAAATGAATTAAAAGCTGAATTATTAACTGGTAAACAATTAAATCTAGAAAGAGCTAGAGCGGCTGCTTTACAAGGTGATCAAGTAGCATTAGCTGAAGAATTAGCCAAAAATATTGGTACAGCATCTGACTTTACTAAACTAAATGTATTACAACAAGATGCCCTAGCTAATTCTGTTGGTATGACCTCAGACCAATTAGCTGAAACATTAAGAAGAAGAGAAGAAGCAATAGCTAGTGGTAAATCATTACAACAAGTAACAGATGAAGAAGCTAAAAAAGCACTTGAAAGAGCTTCAATCCAAGATAAATTTAATACTGCCGTAGAAAAATTACAAAGTTTATTTGGTAATTTAATGGCAGGTCCTTTAGGTTCATTTATAGATATGTTATCTAGAGGGTTAAATATTATCAATGATATGATAACTCCTTTAAAAATTATAGGAGGTCTTTATTTAGGTATATTAGCAACTAAAAAAATAGCTTTAGGATACGATATAGCAATGAATGCAGCTGCTAGAATAAATCAAAGTGTAGGACAAAGTACAGCAGCAACTGCTCTTGTTAAAAATCAATTAGAAAAACAATCATTACTTACTCGAATTGCAGGTAATATTCAACTATTATTTCAATTAACTAAAGAACATGGTATAATAGGAGCTTTAGCAATACAATTTGGAATACAAAAAGCAAAAAATATTGAAGGGCAAAAAGGTTTATTAATTACTTTAAAAGACTTTCTATATGAAAAAGGTAAAGCAATATGGCAAGCAATTCAGAAAACTGGATTAGTAGCTTTAAATGCATTAAAATTAGTAGGAGCTACAATAGCTAAAAAAGACGCAATATTTTCAATTGCCGGAGCTGCTATGGCATCTTTAAAAGCTACTGTTTCTGGAATAGGAGCACTTTTAGGACCTTTTGCAGTTCCCATAGGTATAGCCGCCGCAGCCGGTGTTGCTGCTGCAGGTTATAACCTATTAAAAGCCGATGATTTTGAATCAGAAGGTTATGGTAAACGTACATTACTTACACCTGAAGGAACATTTAAAATTAATGATGATGATTATATAATGGGAACTACTAACAAACCATCACAATCATCTAACACATTAGCATTAGCAAAATCTATTGATAGTATGCATAATACTTTAAAACAATCTATTAATAAACCATCAGTAGCGTTCATTAATGGTGAAGATGCATTTACTAGACGTATTGGTTCTAATCCACATTTAGGAACATCACAAAACATGGATACAGCTTATCAAATGGCATAATAATTAAATATTTATATTAAATACAATAACAATGAAAATTTCAACAATTTTGGGTTTAGGCGGTAACAAACCAACACAATTCGGTGTTGATCCCATTCCACCAAATTCATTACATCTTAACTATTCAACAGACGGTACCCCAGAGGTTAAATGGAGAACTATTAGTGGTAACGGACCAAAACCATCCCCATCACGTTTAGATATTAATGACAGTAAATCTAAATATACTCCAAAGAACAAATACGGTAAATAATGGCCTTAATTGACTTAAAAACTGATTTAAAGTCACTTAAATACGGACATGATCGACTAGGAGGAGGATCTAGCGGACAACCTTATATTCAAACTAATATCAATAGACCTGGAACAAATCTTATAGGTAATTTTGATGATGGTTTTGTTAGAGGTGGAGCATTAGGTGCTGCAAAAGCTTCAATCGTTGATACACTTCGTATAGGGAAATTCTTAACTGATTTTCCTAAAGGTCCTTTATTCATTGTTAAGCAAGTCGGTTTACAATTATCTAATCCAAAATTAGAAGCTAAACAATTAAGAACAGATAACCCAACAAGTGGAGGTGGATTATTACGTAATGTAGGTAATTTTATAGCAAATGTAGCTAATAAAATTACAAACCTTGTTGGCCCAACACGCCTTTACAATTTAGGTATTAACACAATTGCTCAAGTGCCTGTTAATGCATTTGGGGGTCACTTTAATAGACATGGTATATTACCTGTACAAAGTGATGACACAAAATATTTAGCTGTTGCTCAATACAATAATAATGAGCAAAGCAATAGATTAATAGGTTATAGAAATAAATTTGAATTAGGTGATTTAAAGGTAAATGCATCACAAGATAGAAGAGTTATTAATAAAATTAATAGTTTATTTTCAATTTTAGGTGCAGTAACGGGTACTAAAATATCTCCTATAGCAGTAAACCCTGCTCAACTTACTATTGCAAATTATTTTGGTGGTCCTAATTCCGTTTATGGAATAGGAAACACCATAATTAAAAGATATGATTTTACTGAGGATGGCTCTAAAATAACTCCTGCCAAAGAAAAACAATATAATGAGGAGCATCTTCCAGGAGTAAAAATTCAAAATACTTTTGATTATGCTATCTCAAATACTACAAAATCCTTATTAAACAAGAATGAATATGCATTACCTACGGGTAGCAGATCATTATATTCTGCTCTAGATAGAATAGCATCTAATAAAGATAAACATAGTACTAATAAAGATAAACAAGCTATTAGCTATACAAATGCTAGCAATAATCTACGTTCAGGTTCCTTTACTAGTAGTCCTAGTTTTATAAGTGGAAAAAAGATTGATGGATTATCTTTAAATTATACTACTGGATCCAATAGCAATAAACACAGCACTAATACAATTAACCAAGCTAACAGTTATGCAAATGCTAGCCGAAATATAAATAATTTTTTAGGATTATCAAATAATAGTAATTCAAAATATGGGCTAGAAACTTTTAGTGTTTTATCTAAAATACCGGCTACATTAGATGAAAATACAGCATCTAATAAAGATAAACATAGTACTAATAAAGATAAACAAGCTATTAGCTATACAAGTGCTAGCCGAAATATAGAGAATTTTTTAGGATTATCTAAATTAGGTGGAATACCTACTGGATCTATTAGTAAAGAAAATAATGTTATTTCTTATACTACTCCTACTTTAAAAAAGTATGCTGAGCTAAGAAAAAAAGTAGATAGTCAATATATTAATCAATCATATGATAATGGAAATTATATTTTACCAACATTTACTACTGCCCAAGATGTTGGTATAAATAGAAGTGATCCTAATTATCAATATTTAGGAGGAAGAAAAATATTACTTAATTTTAATAGAAAAAATGATAGAGATCTTGATGAAGATACATTAGCATTGATATTTAAACCATTAGATCCCTTTACAGGTGATCCTTTATCAACATTAAGATTTTTAGGTTATTTAAATGAATACACTGAAAACTATGAAAGTGGATGGAATCCTATTACCTATGCAGGACGTGCTGAAAATTTTTATACATTTACTTCATTTAAACGTACATTAGCTGTAGGTTTTAATATACCTTGCTATAATAAAGAAGAATTAGTTGAAAGACATTGTGCTTTAAGTGAATTAGCATCCTCATTAGCTGGTTCTTATAATGAAGAAGGTTTAATGGGTGGTATAATTACAAGATTAAAATTAGGTGGTTATATTGATAACCAACCTGGTATTATAAATAATTTAAGCTTTAATCCAATACAAGATTCATCTTGGGACTTAGATGAAGGATTAGCATTCTATTTAAAAGTATCATTTGGCTTTACAGTTATCCATGATTTTTTACCTCAATATAAACATTGTGGATTAAGAATAGCACCCCCAGTAGTACCAGATGTTGTACCTGAGAAGCTAATACCTGTAATAACACCTACTATTAACAAGGTTCCTATATTTAGTCAAACATCTATTATAGATAGTACATTTAAAAGAAAAGCAGATCAACTTAGAAACGGAGAAAGTTTAAGAGAAATATTTTTAAATGATAGAGGATTACCACCAGACTCCTTTATAGAAAAAGTACCACCACCACCAGACTCATCTAAATTACTTGGAACAAATTACTATAACATACCCGGTCGTGGATAATTAATAATAAATAATTTATGAATCGCTACGATAATACAACCATAGACCAAACACAACAAGGTCAACCTTACTTTAAACAAAGATTTTATCCTAATATACCACTATCAGAAAATGATGTGTATGTTATTACTACAGTTGGAGACAGACTTGATTCCCTAGCAAATTCTTATTATAATGATAGTACCTTATGGTGGATAATAGCTGCAGCTAATAATAACGCTACTAAAGGAGCATTATACCCAACACCAGGTACACAATTAAGAATACCAACTAATTTAAATGCAGTTTTAAGTCTATTTAATCAATTTAATAAAGCTAGATAAATGTTATGTCGATATTTAAAGATACATTCATTCCCGAAGTTCAGCAACAGTTAAGTGTTCGTCAAAATGCTATCTTTAGCAGAAACGCATCAGCAACTCATTATTTAAATGCACGTAATGCTTGGATAAGAATGACATCTGCTGTTGAAGTAGATGAAGATGCAGGTGCTTTAGCTAGACAATATGTTTTACTAGGAGGTACTTTAAACGAAAACCAAAGTTTAAAAGCAGGAGTTGGTAATTCAGAAAAAGCATATAGCAATTTTAGCCCATCAGGAGACTTATATGGATTTACTGATGGAAAACCATCTACAGCAGGTGCTGCAGGTATTCGTCACATGCCTGGTATTACAGGAATAGAAATTAGTTCAAAATCAGCATATGGTTCATTAAGAGAAGTAGTAGTTAGTTTTAATTGTTGGAATGTTCAGCAATTAGAAAATTTAGAGCTATTATATATGCGTCCAGGATATACTGTATTAGTAGAATGGGGATGGTTACCATATTTAGATAATAAAAGTGTATTACAACCTAATGTTAGTTTTTATAACGGTGTTTTAGAATCTTTAAATAATAATCCACCTAAAGAAAAAGTATGGAAAGATTTATTTGCAAAATCTAAAGAACATAGTGGAAACTATGATGCAATGTTTGGGTATGTAAAAAATTATAGTTGGTCTGCTCGTATGGATGGTGGGTATGATTGTACTACTACTATTATAACATTAGGTGAAATTTTAGAATCATTAAAAATTAATTATACACCATACGATAATCCTGTAGTATCGTCTCAAGGTGTAGGTTTAGCTAAATCTTTAGGTGTAAGTTTAGATCGTGATAAATTATCTGATGCTTATACTAAAAATATATTAGCAGGGTTATTTTATGAAATGTATGAAATAGGAAAAGAAAGTACTAAAACCTTTCCTACAAATTATACACAAGATGAAGGAAAAGGATATGTTATAAAAGATCCTAAATACAATAATTATTATGATTTATTTCATAAAACTATAAACATAAAAGGTGGCGAACATAAAGAAATGTTTAATGGAGAGATAGGAGAAAGTGATGAGCAAGTCTATATTAGCTTAGAAAGTTTAGTAAATCTTTTTAATAACTATGTTATTATTCAAGATGGAGCTAATAAAACTCCACTTATAAAACTATCAGTTCATGAACGCCAATATGATAATGCTAAAACATTAAATCCAGTTACAGGAGAAGGATATTTAAAAGCATTAGCTCACCCATTACAATTATCAGTAGATCCAACTGTTTGTATAATTAAAAATGATTTATGGTCTAATGGTGGTTTTAAATTTGATGTAAGTAGCAGCAATGCTGACCCTAATACTGGAGAGCCTGTTGTGCGATATTCAAATACAGATTATACAAAGACTATTAAAAAAATAAATGATGAACTTGATAAATTTAATTCAGATGAACAAAAAATTATAGAAATTATACTTAGTTCTACAAGAAGAAATACTAATGAATTTAAAGAATTGCAAAGACAATATTTACTTTCTAAAAATAAAAAGTTTAATAATGTATATGATTGGTTAGATAGTGCTTTAGAAACTGAACAACTTAATTTGGTTCTTGTAGGCAAAGAAACAATTAGAAGATATTTAACTAAAGAAGAACAAATATTATATGATACTAACTTCAATGCTATCACTTTATCAAACTCTGAAGCTGATGCTAAGCAGCTAGAAAGTACTAAAAAGCAATTAAATGAACCTAGTGCAGATTTAGTTAAAAGTTTAGGTTTTCTTAAAAATCTACAAAGACCTTATTTTATTAATAATGACTGGTCAACAGAAGTAGGAATTATAGGTAATATATTTGTTAATTTAAATATGTTATACAATTTAGCTGTTGATGAAAATTTACAATCTCAAGATAAAAAAGAAAAAAATGATATCTTATTATACACGTACATGAAATCTGTATTATCTAAAATATCATCCGCTATAGGAAACATTAATAACTTTGATTTACATGTTGACCCTATAGATAATAACATAGCTAGAATTATTGATGTAAATTTAGTTGATTTACGAGAACAGCAAGAAATATATAAGGATTCTTTTGAACTACAAGTTCATAATACTAAATCAACAGTTAGAAGCTACAATCTTCAGTCACAAATATTTCCTGAAATGTCTTCTATTGTATCAATATCCGCTCAAGTGCAGGGAGGGGCTTTAGGAGCAGATACAACTACTTTAGTTAGTTTTAATAAAAGTGTAAAAGATAGAATAATTCCTGTTAAAATATCTGCCCTTAATGATCCTGGTTATAATGCTTCTAATAATGCTTTAAATGTAATAATTCAAAGTTTAAATACATTATACAAATATTTTTCTCAATTAGAATATAATAGGATATCTGATGCTGATTTTGATGCAGATAGAGCTAATGATTATAAAAATGCTTTAAAAGATTTAATTAATACAGTTAAAGCTATATCATATAGTAAAACTAATAACAAGTCTATTATTCCAACTACATTATCTTTAATTTTAGATGGTATAGGAGGTTTAGTTATAGGCCATATATTTAAACTCCCACCAGATTTATTACCTAAAGGGTATAGAGGTGGTAAAATAGGTTCTAAATTAGGATATGTTGTTACACGTATAGGCCATGATGTTAAAGGTAATGATTGGACTACAAAAATAGAAGCACAAACTCTTATATTAGATGAGCCTAATGGTCCAAAAATAAATTATCCAAATATTACTTTAGAAGTTAACACACAAAAGAATACAACAACACTAAAAGGAAATGAGGCACCTAAAGGAATTCAAAATAGTGGTAGTGGTTTTGTAGCAGAAGATAGTACAAAATATCCAGTGTTGTTAAAATATTATTCTTTTAGAGATTCATATACTTCTACTGTACAAAAACTTGCTAAAGTATCAGAAGGTAAAACACCAGTAGCTGATTCTTTAAGAGCAGCTTTAGATAAAAATTACATAACTGAAAAAGGAAATGAATTATCTAGCAATGGTGATATAACTAAAGATTTAAAATCAGCATTTTTAAAATTTCAAGATAAAGTTAAAAACGATAGAATTGGATTTAATTTTGTAAATAGTAGTAAACCTATTATAATAACAGCAGGAAATGATATTTTCCATAGAACCTATAATTATAGCTGTAATAGAACAACTCATTGTAGAGGATTAGCTATAGATATATCAGCAAATGGTCTTAGTGGAGCTCAAATTCAAAGCATTATGACGGCTCTTCAAGGAGCAGGATTTACATATGTTATAGCTCACGGAGGTACTGCTTTTCATATTCATGCAAATATTAAAACAACCTAATGAGTCTTATAGTACCATCAAATGTAATAGTAAAAAACAAATATACTTCAGGTAATGAATATATGTTTGAAAGTACTTATAATAAGTATCAAGGATATTATTATGAACTAAATAATAAATTATATGCTGGAAAAGTATTTGATCCTTTTGCTCCTACATTAATAAAAATAAATTCAGAAGGTATTAATAAAGCATTAATGAATCCTTTAACTTATACTTACGCTAGGTTATCTAAAATAGATGCAACTACTAAAGAACCAACTTCATATTATTTTGATTCATCTAAACAAGACAATAACACATCTAGATACTTTATTCAAAAACACAGCGTACAACTTTCTGCTATAAAAGAAATTAGTAAAGAAACATTTGAACAATTTCAAAATAATTCATTATATTCCTCAGTTCAATTATCATATCAAAATAGATTTGATGACAATGAAGTTGAAAAAGCAGAATTAACTATACCTGGGATAAAAATATTTGTAAAATCAAATTATGCTCCTGGAGTTACTGATTAAAAGGTTTGGTTGTTAGGCTAAAAATTTTGTCTTACATTTAGGATAATAAAAAGGTTATGTTTTACATTATTGAGAAATCATCTCAACTACAACAATTATCATTTGAGGATTGTTTTGTTAGGTTCATTCCTTTCAATAACAATTTTCATCCCGCACTTACTGAATTAAGTTTGGTATATGTTAGACCTCTTGGTAGTAAGAAAGGATACATACTGTGTTTAAATCATAACGAATCACTTTCATTAAATAAAGATGAAGTATTTAATTGGTTAAATGGTTTAGGTAAAATATGGGTATTAGATAAAAAACAAGCATTACACTGGTATAACAATTCAGATAAATTATTCGACGTAAATTTCCTCGAACCTGTTGACATCAAATCGTTAGACAACGCGTGCATCAGCTACTACTATAGCAAGCACAATACGTTGTCTAACGTTAACTGTTTAATTCCGATTAGTAAGCATTATGAAATGTGTGAAACGATATTCGACATGGCATTGCCTATTATCAAACAATACACACTAAGCGACACAACGTTTCAATTTAATAATTTTCGCACGGCAAATGTGTTTTATAATATTGAAATCAACGGCATTAAGGTCGATAAAAACTGCTTTATTGAGCATTACCAGGGGAAGTTAACAAACCCTCAATTCAATTTAAATCGCAGTAAAATATACACTCAATACAATTTATATACAACCACGTCCCGCCCATCTAATACGTTTAATAGCATTAATTTTGCAGCATTAAATAAAGATAATAGTGAGCGTATGTGTTATCGTCCAGAAAACGATAAATTTATTGAATTAGATTTTCAGGGGTATCACCCACGATTAATCGGTGAGATGATTGGATTTAATTTTCCTAAAGATAAAAACACATATGATGTATTAGGTGAATTGTTAGGTGTAACACAGCAAGAAGCTAAAGAATTAACATTCAAACAATTATATGGCGGTGTTTGGTCTGAATACCAGAATAAACCATTTTTTAAAGATGTACTTAAGTATACAGATAGTATATGGGATACGTACCAATATGGGAAGCGTTTAGTGACTGAGAATAAAATATTTATAAATGACGTTGAGATGACTCGATCAAAGTTATTTAATTATATAGTTCAAAGTAAAGAGACATCAACTAATGTTGATTTACTAAAATTAGTATTTGATAAATTAAAAGGTAAAAAAACAAAATTAGTATTGTATACTTACGATGCGTTTTTATTTGATTATAGCAACGAAGATAAAGGTTTAATCCAAGAAATAGTTAATATATTGGATTATCCTGTCAATATTAAACAAGGTAAAACATATCATGGTTTGGAGAAACTATAAATATTTATTATGGAACAAACTATACTAGATTTGAACAAGCTTTTCTGTACATTCACATCTCCAGCAGATTTGGAAGAAACAGTAAACACAATAAATCGCCGTTACGCTATTCTATTTAATAAGATTTTCATCTTAGAATCTCCACAAAGCGATGAATTAATGTGCACTTACAATATTGACTCGGGCAACACAGCAGATGCGCCGATGGCTAATACTATTCTA